TGTGATATGATAATTACGCCATGCGTTCCCACTCTATAATGGACTGGGGCTAAAGGCTATCGAACTACTAGCATTTGTATTATGTATGATTAGTAAGTGGCATGGCGGGCATGGCACCAACCAGGAAGAAAAATGGATAATGACAAGAAGAAAGATTGGCTAGAACATGCTTTATATTGTAGTGCTAGTAAGGCGCATCATGACCTAGTACCCATAGTCAAATCATTAAGTGAAAAATATGAACACGTCACAATGTTTATGTGCCAGAAATGTTTTCATACTATAGCTATGGATGAGGTCTGGATGTATCGTTAGGATTTAAGGAACCGCTTATAATCAGCAATACTTTTATCCTTTTCAGACTTCCCGAGATGGGTATTGAAATATTTTTTGTAATAATCCCATATGCCATCCACATCATCGCTTTTTGGAAGTTCTGCTGCAAAGCGTCTGTAATGAATCCTTGCCATAACAGTTGCAAACTGTAGGTCATAAACCATTCGTGTTGCATTGGGAATGTTTGGCGCAGCAAAGTTTATAGAAATGAGCGTTAGTAGAGCGCTACGATTAAAAATATAGTTATTCCAAATATCAGCATAGGTAACGGGTTCCATTTGGAATATACCAAGTGCTGGTCCTTGTACCTGAACTAATAGAGAGCCGCCATTTGATTCAGTGGCACAGGTAAATACGAGCAATTCTTCTGCATCTTTGGAATACATTTGCAATTTTGATAGTACAGGTATGATAATATGCTTTCTAAACTGAGCAATATTTAACATTCTTTAGAAATCCTATATAATGTATAGTGCATCCTACCACAAAACTTATGGTGTATAAATGATTAAGGACTTTGATGCTAATTCAATCTATGAGAAAATTAAGAAGAAGAATACGCGATATGTGGAAAAAATTCATTGCCCCTTAGTAATTGATAGGTTTCATTCAAAGGGAACCGTTAGCTCATTTTGCGTTGAAATATTTATTAGCGATTCAACATTTTATTCATGGGTAAACAAGTACCCCATGTTTGCTGAGTGTTACCGCCTAGGGCATATGATTGCAAAAGAGAACTGGGAAGAAGAAGGACGCATTGGTAAAGACGAAGATTTTTTTAACCTAGACTACTGGAAGGTAGTCGGTAGCTCACGCTTTGGAGTAGGCCGAACCAATCGCATTAGAGTTGATATGGGTGCCGACAGTTCGCCTTACGATCAATACAAACATTTAATCACGCAAGCATCTATGGGTGAGTATACGGCTGCCGAAATTAAACAGCTGATGGAATCTATTAATGTTGGAATCAGAGTTTACGAATCCTTTAAACTTCAGGATGAAGTTGATAAGATGAAAAGCGACTTATTAAAAATGAAGAAGAATGATGGCAACAGTATTATCGCAATTGAAGGAATTAAGAAAGCAAATTAAGATTCCATATCGAATTCAATTTGTTGACCATGAAATTCTCGAAGAGGACTTTGAAGACAAAGTTATTTATATTTATATTTGGATTTAAGGGGGGTAATATTATGGGAATTTTCAAGAAAGCTGAGAAATGGATAAGTAAACATTATCCGCATGAACATAGTGCTGATAGACGTGCAGCTAATGAAGCCACAAAAGCACAGATGGATTATTATACTAGTGCTAAAGAAGATCTGCACAAACAAAGTGAAAGTATAGCAAGAGAAAAAGAAGTTGAAGCCACAAAGATACATGAAAAGCAAATACGTTCCCTGAGGAATCAATTCCGTAATCCTGGGTTTATGGGTTCCAGCGTAGAAGATAATAGCCAGCTCGGTTAATTCAAGGAATTTTAAATGCAAATGCAGATAGCAAGCTCTGATGATACTATCTTGGAGCAATTTTTAAAGAGATACAAGCGAGCGCAAGGGATATCTGATTTATGGCAGAATTTACATCAAGCTTGCTATTACTTTGCTATTCCGAGCCGCGACAAGTATTGGAAGCCACAACAGCAACAGGGTGATTTACGCGGTACTCGCGTGTACGATACGACAGCGATTGAAGCTACAAAAACGTTTGTATCTAAAGTGCATACAGCTATGACGCCTCCACAAACTCAGTGGGCTTATTTTTCTGTTGATAGCATTTGGGCAGAACAAAATGCAGACGAAGCAGAAGAAGCACAGTTAATACTTGATAACTATATGCGCAAGCTTTTTGGTTATTTACATGATTCAAACTTTGATGTTGTAATTAATGAGTGCTATTTTGACCTGGCTATAGGAACTAGTTGTCTGGTTTGTAACAGCTACACTGAGAAACAGCCGTTACTATTTACGTCAATTCCAATGGACAAATTGGCTATTGAAGAAGCGATGACTGGGCGCATTGAATCATGGTACAGGAATTGGGAACACGTTAAAATATCAGAGATTAAGATACGTTGGCCTAAAGCTATAATTGCTCAAGAATATCTTCATGAAGTAGCGATTGATATTAACGCCTCAATTTCCATGATTTATGAGGGCGTGATGTACATGCCAAATGAAGATAAAAAGTATTGCTACATGGTGTGCACAGGCGAGCACATTCTTCACAGAGAATACTTTGAAGTTAATCCGGGTATAGTATGGCGCTTTCAGAAGATTAACAATGATGTATATGGACGCGGTCCGATTATGGATGCTCTACCGTCTATAATCAGCTTGAATGAATTGGCGCGTATCGAATTGGCAGCAGCTAACTTGAATACGTTCAGACCGTTCATGGCATTTAGTGACACAGTATTTAATCCGCATACATTCAAGATGCAGCCCATGTCTATTATTCCAATTTCACCTATTGGTGTGAATGGACAGGTTCCGTTGATTCCTTTGCCTGATACGTCTAATCCTCAGTTTTCTCAATTAACAATACAAGATTTAAGGCTGCAAATACGTTCTCTATTATTTGCCGATTCTGCAATACCGGAAGGAAAACAACCAGCATCTGCCACTGAGCTGATGATTACGCAGCAAGAGTTAGCCCAAAGAATTGGGCCACTGTTTTCACGTTTACAACAAGAGTTTTTATACCCTGTAATTGAGCGTGTTGGCTATGTACTGGATAAGATGGGATTACTTCCTAAGCCTGATTTAAAGGGCATCAAGATTGAATTTCAATATCGCTCACCCTTGGCATTAGCGAAAGGGCAAGAGCAGATAGCGCGGTTCACTCAGTTTTTCCAAATACTGCAAGGTGTGCTTGGCCCGGAAATGGCTCCTGCATACTTAAATCCCGGTAAGTTCCCATGGATGCTTGCTGACTTAATGCAGATTGACACACGCTTTTTAAACACACCAGAAGGCGTACAAGCAGCAATGCAGCAGCTACAAAACCAAGTATCAGAACAAGAAGACTCAGAACAGCAGCAAGGACAGCAGCAAGGACAACAGGAGCCAATAGCATGACAGAAAAGAACCCGTTAATCGAACCGGAAAATTACTTTGATGGCTACAATCAGAGCGCAAAAAATGCGGCAATAGCAGCACCAGGCCAAGTCGCATTTGATGAATTATGTTTTACAGTTCTTGGTTTAACCGAAGATGGTAAGAAGCTGATAGAGATACTTAAGGAGCGTTTCATCATGCCACCCGTTCCTGCTAAGTTAGGATTAGACTTTCCAGTCTCGGCAACCTACTACGAGGGGTTTAGAGAGGCGTTCAGGCAACTGATAGGCTATGTTGAAGGGTACAAGGCAAGAAAGCTCTACGAGGCCAAGCAAGCAGAGGAGCGCATTAATTAATGAGTTTATTCAATAAAATAATGGAGAACACTGAAAATGCTGAATCAAACACCGAAGTTTCAAGTGCTGAATCCAGTTCTGAATCCAGCATTAGCTCTAGCACTGAACCTTCGTGGTGGTGGGACAAAGCCACTCCAGGAACAGGAAATAGACCTGACTGGCTTCCAAGTCAGTTCAAAAGCGCAGAAGACGCATCAAGAAGCTATTCGGAGTTATCAAAGAAAATCGGCACAGCTCCTGACACCTACGACTGGGGTGCAGGGAAATCATGGGTAGAGCCTGATTACGTTCCCATGCAGGAATTAGCAGCCTTTGCCAAGAGCAACCATGTGCCACAAGGTGTTTTTGATAAGATGCTGGATACAGTAGGAAAGTACCTTGATGAGTTTAAAGTTGACTATGCGGAAGAAAAGGCTTTGTTAGGAGAAAATGCAGAAGCAAGAATTAACACACTTAATAACTGGGCTAAATCTAACTTCACAGAGAATACATTTCATGCGCTAACTGCAAATATGCAGACAGCAGATGCTGTTAAAGCAATCGAAGAGATTAGGAATAAGATGATTGAAAATAATACTATGATACCAACCGGAAATGAAAATTTAGCAGAAGGCATTGAAACGCTGGATGATATCGAAAATGAAATGGTAACTAACTTTGCACAGTACAATTCCGATGCAAAATACCGACGTCAAATTACAGCTAAAATTGAAAAGATAGAAAAGAGAAAAGGCAAATAGAAATTAACTACTGGGGATTATTGTGAAGAATTCAAAATCTGGTCATGGATTAGCTAAGGGCAATGCAGGTCATGGAACAGCAAGTGGGGGTCTTGGTGGTGCACCAAAGGGAAATTCGCATGGAGCAAGCGTTAATCCAGTTAAATCTACCCAAGTTAAAAGCAATTCTGTAAAGACTAAAATGAAGGGCACTGGACTGTAAGTCATTGACGGCATTAGCAATATTGATGTAGTATGACAGGCTCATGAGTTTCACAAGGACTTATGAGCCAGGGTGACTGTTTCAACCTACTTTGATAGGCGAAACTTTTACATTTAAACCGATTCAGACTCGGCTAAACATGTTAATAATTATAACATAAATAATTCACATGGCAATCCTTCTCTGAGCGGACAACTAATACGCAGAAGGATTTTGTTTATGAGTATCGAGAAAAATACCCCTAATATTTTACGCCAACTTGGCCTGTCACTTACAACCATAATTAATTCATCAATGGACTCCATTAAAGACCCTGCATCCTTGGGCATTTACTGCTATTTATCATCTAAGCCTGATGGATGGGAGATAAGAGAAAAAGAATTGCAATCTAGATTTGGCAAGGGCAGGGAGTTTATCCGCGATAGATTAAAAGATTTAACAACGCTTGGATTTATTAACAAGATTTGCCATAGAGACTCAAGTGGAAAAATAACGCACTGGGAAACTATATTAAAAAAGAAATAGGAAAGAAATAGTTAAAAACAAGGGCTACTAGCTGGTAGCCCACACATCAACAACAAGAAGGATTTTAACATGGACCATACATTTAATAAAGATCTAGCCGTAAGTTATGGATTAAATATTGCCACCTTTATGAATAATCTAGCTTATTGGACCATACAAAACTCTGCAAGTCGCCACCATTTTTATGATAATCGCTATTGGATGTATAATTCTTTGCCAGCATTGGCTATTGTTTTCCCGTATTGGACAACAAGTCAAATAAGAACAATTATAAAAAACTGCATTTCTGGAGGATTAATTGTCACCGGAAATTACAACAAACACGCTTATGATCGCACGCAATGGTTTTCAATGACCGAGTTAGGTATGAGTTTTTATAGTGGTCTTTCCCGTCTTACAAACTGCAAACCTAACAGGGATGAAAACGGGGTGGAAATTGACGAAACTCAAGCCCAGCTTGATCTGCTAGAATTAACAGATCAAGCCCAGCCTCATCTGTCAATTCTAGCAGATGCATCTGTCAATTTTAGCACGACTATACCTATGGTAAACCCTAATGTAATCTTAAGTGTTATACCCGCGCGCGCGATTTTGCCAAATACATTCGAAGAATCTTATTACCAACCAAGAGACCAAAGCGAACAATTAGCAGTTACAGCTGATTTATCAAACCAAACATTCGATGAATTTTATAAACTCTATCCAATCAAGAAAAATGAATTAAGGGCTCGAGCTATGTGGCTATCTCAAAACTGCCATGAGATATCAGCGCTAATTCTCGATAAGTTAAAGCTGCAAATTGAAAAGGACGCACAATTTAGGGATGGATATGTGCCTAATCCTGATAACTATATCTCTGGGGAACGCTGGAACGATGAGGTTCAGGAGGTGAGATCAAAGCAGAATAATAGAACACCTGAAAAAACAAAAATAGATTGGCATGATACAAGCTGGATTCATTCCATGAACACTGATCTCTTAAAGTAAATCCTAATTAGGAGAAAGACAGTGGATATAACAACCGAAGACATTAAAAAAGCATTAGTAAAAAATAGTTTTACTTACAAAAAGCCTTTTGTAAATGCGGACGAAATGATTAAAGTATCTGAGATAGTTAATAAGCTATTCATGGATCTAGCTGGGATTTATCCCGCATTTAAGCAGTCGTGGGATGATAAGGATGTTTTAAGCAGCTCAAAGCGACAATGGACAATTGGCTTTATAGAGCAAGGTATAAATAACTATGAGCTTATTGAAGCTGGATTATGCGCATGTAGAAAATCAGGAGATAAATTTGTTCCGTCAATCGGTGAATTTATCGCAATGTGTTTACCTCCAAAAAAAGAGATCAAGCGGCAATCCGATACCAGACCTGACTGGCTGACTAGTCAGCAAGCGATTGAATCCGATGAACACAAAACACATAGGATGGAATTGGGAAAAAAAAGCTGTGCGGATTTACTTAAAATGTTGAGGTAATTTAATGTGTTCGATTACGCGATGTACAAAGTTAACCACGCGTGGCTGTATGGTGCAGTTAAGCCATTCTTTGAAAGCGTTGGAATCAATTTAATACGTGATGATATGATCTTCATTAAAGATTGCTTAGGATGTATACCGTCAGAGTCCCATAGAAAGATGATGCGCGACTATCTAGATGTTTGGGCTACCAGTGTAGGTAAGAATAATATCGTTGAATGTATGCATGTTAATGCTCGTTATGAGGCAAGTGCCTTTTTACGGGTTAACACGCTAGAGAAGGCAGTGAATGTTTGACAACTATTGGAAACAGGTTAATAATACAACAACAACCAATCTCACCATATGTGAGACTAACGGGGCAACTCAGATCTAGCGAGCCTTAACGGGGCAACTCGTATTATTATCGGAGCCTATTAGCAGGGCAGTAGCATTTTATCTATTCACTAATAGGGGAACACCATGTCCATTTCGTTAACTAACGTCCAACAGATTGAGTTTGACCGATATGTTAAATCCGTATACCGCTCAAATGGTTTCTTGTTACGAGAAACAATGCGTACAAAATCCGATGTCATCGGTGCTTTCGTTGAGTTCAGAAAGGTTGACCAAGTAATTGCTGTTCCTACTGGCTACATGCAAGCGGTTACAATTCAAGACCCAGGCTATAACAAAGTAACTGCAACACTCCAAAAATACACAGCCGCAACTGGTGTGGATGAAGTTCAAGAACTTACTGTAAACTTTGATACCAAGTCTGAAAATGCAATGCTTGTCGCTAAAGCCATGGGCAGACGTTCCGACCAAATCTGTATTGATGCCTTAGCTGCTGATCCAGGCGATACAATCCTCAACGGTGGAACAAACATGACGTATGCGAAGTTTACTCGCGTTATGGAATTCTTTGATGACAATGCCGTACCGCTTGAAGAAAGATTCTTTGCAATGACTGCGTCAAATATTCGCTCCTTGATGGCTGCACCAGAGTTTATTTCTACGTTCTACACCAGCAACAACATTATCGACAAAGCTAAAATCCGTGAATACTTAGGTTTCAACGTGATCGTTATACCTAAAATGACAGAGGGCGGATTGCCTAAAACTGGTAACATCCGTACTGCATTAGCATGGCATAAAATGTCGACAGGTATGGCTATTGGTCAAAACTTCCGTACAGAAGTGAACTACATCCCTCAAAATACCTCATATTTGATTAACGGTATTTTTAGTGCTGGCGCCGTGGTTATCGATAATAAAGGCGTGCTAGCCGTTGCGTGTGACGAATCGGTTTAATCCGGTTCGTTCTTAAACTTCTATTGGAGAAAATAACATGGCTTTTAATATTCGAAGATTTACCCGAGTCTCACTTTCTGATAACACTGGTGCGACATCGGTAGTTCTTAACCCAGATACTACCTCAATTACCGTAAACGGCCCTGCATTTTTCACTTACGCATCAGCAGATGATACGATTGCAACAATTTCTGCTGCTAATTACTTCAATTCTGAGGCTGCAATTTACGGCCTTAAAATTGGCGATGTAATTTTAACGGTAGGAACTGACGCAAGTACAATGCTGCAAGTTGCTACAGTAAGTTTGACTGCATCTCCTAAAACAATAACAGTGGTTTCATTTACTGCTGTTGGCGTTGTTGGAACGGCTGACATTACTAATCTTGCGGTTACTACTGGTAAGATTGCTGACAACGCAGTTACAAGCGGCAAACTTTCTGCCTTAGCCTTGCAGTATGTTGCGGTTCCTATTGCAGCTGCTGCTTTCAACGCGATGTATGTTACGCCAATCCAGTTGGTTGCAGCAGGTGGCGCGAATACGCTGATTGTTGTAGATAAAATTGAATTGCTTATGACTTACGGCTCAGCGGCTTATGCTTCTGGTGGCGTGGCTCATGCGCAATACGCGAATACAACGTTTGGAGCAGGGGTTATAGCAACAACAACATTGGCTGCCGCAGCGTTCCAACCTACGGTATCTACTGGGTTTGTGTTTAATGGCGGGGTAGTTGCGCAAACCTTCTCCACTTGCGTCAACCTTGGTTTATTTTTAAGTAATATCACTGGGGCATTTACCACTGGAAACAGCGCGATGGTGGCTCATGTTTGGTTTAAAATTATCCCAACTGTATAAATTCCTAAATGATTTGCGCTTGCTGATGTGGGCGCAGATATTCGATCGCTAGGTTTTGTAGTATTATATATACAATATAACGAGCAGGAGAGATATCATAGCACTTACAAAAACCAATATAATATCTTTGGCATTACTTCAGCTTGGACATGCCCCTATAGTTTCATTGACGGATGGCGATCCATTAGTTACCAGTGCTGAAACTGCATTCGATTTCCTTTTGCCAAGTGTACTATCTTCTGGAAATTGGCGCTTTGCAACCCAAATCCAACAATTATCTTTATCCACAGAAACGGCACCCTATCCATGGAAATATGTCTATTTACTTCCGGCTGGATTTTTAAAGACTTTACGAATGTGGCCTCAGATGTATGGCTGGGATATTTACAAGAATGAACGCATTTACACTAACTACAACAGTGAGCTTTACATGGAGTACGTCTTTCAACCAGATGTAAGCCATTTGCCTGCTCATTTTGTTCAGTATTTTGTTTACGAAATTAGTGCATACTTGGCTCTATCCAATGCACAATCAGCACAATTCTATTCGGTTCTTGAGGGTAAGCGCGTACAGATGCAAGCTCTATCACATGCGGTTGAAACTCAGAACAGGCCTAACTTTTCTCAAGTTGATTTTCCAGTGCTTAATAATCGCTTTATTGGTGGTATAGTAGGCAATTCATTCCAATAACAAATTGGTGCATTAATGACTCAAACTCTTTGGTCGCAAGATGTCTTTTCTAAAGGAGAATTGTCGCCTCTTATGTATTCGCGCGTATCTGTTGATGCTTATTATAAAGGCCTTAAGAAGGCTGCTAATATTTTAACATATCCGCAGGGTGCTGCTGGTAAACGGTTTGGCACAAACTACTTAGCGGAAATTACAGGTGTTACGGATTATAGAAACATCTACTTTTCTGAATTCCAGTATTACAACGAGTGTGTTTATCTTCTGGTTTTTATTCCGGATAAAATATTTATTTATCTTGAAGGGTTACTTGTATCAACTGTTAACTCGACCGGAATTCCAGCGGCTGCCATCGCATCGATGGACACCACCGTTATTACAAATAGGTTCCGTGTATGTGCGCAAATAACTAACTTTGTGCCGCATGATTTAGTTCGAGATGATAGTGCATCGATAGCTAATTTGATTGCTGGATTTACAGCAACTACATTAACACTGACAACACCCCTTGTTATATCATTGATAAAGCCTGTTCGATTTGCAACGACTGGCACACTTCCGGTAACAAATCCTCAAATACGAACAGGTGTAACATACTTTGTATACACTGCTACAACTACAACTGTTGAGATTTATTCAAGCGCTCTTGATGCAAAGGCTAGAACGAATAAGTATGCGATTAGTAGTGCAGGAACCCTTCTTAATTATATTTATGTATTTAATACCTGGAAATTTGTTCCTGCTAAACTGATTAACCTACCGTGGTTTGATTTTGACGCGGGGTACAATACGATAACATTTACTAATGCGGCAGCATCTGGCTTAGGAATTGTTGTAAATTTGAGCGGTATATTAACCGCCCCGGCCTCTTTAACAGCCAAATACATTGGCGGTATATTCTCAGGTTCAACTGGTGGCATAGGGCGCATTGTTGGCGTATCAAGTGTAACAAGTTTTACAATGGATATTGTAACTTCGTTTCCAACGGCTGGTGTTGCATTGCCTGGGAGCCTTTCTTTTCTAGCGGAGCCTGCATGGAGCAATGCGCGCGGATGGCCGTTAAAATGTTCCTCTTTCCAAAGTAGAGCCTATTTCGCAAACACTGATAGTTTGCCTAATGGATTGTGGGGTTCAGTCATAAATAATTACCTTAACTTTTATGATTTAGTAGGTGATGATGATGATGGAATAAGCCGCTATCCTTCCTCTGACAATGTGAACTATATTAAGTTTATTGTTCCTTACCGAAGTTTAACGATTCATACTAATTCAGGGGTGTATTCAACACCATTATCTGAGGGCCAAGCATTAACACCTAAGAACTTTTCACTGTCTTTGCAGGACTCAACACCCGCTACAGTGATTGAGCCTCGCTCGATTGATAATCAAATCGTAGTGCTATCTGGCAATGATGTTCATTCATTGTTGTGGGATGGTTTTAATTCGGCATATACTTCAACGATTGCATCGATAACGAGTGAACACTTAATACGTAATCCAATTGATGAGATAGAATACATTGATTTAAATCATGCAGGTTCGCGTTATCTATTCATCATCAATGCTGATGGAACAATGGCTATTTTTCAGACGTTGATATCTGAGGGTATTCAGGGATTTACGCCAGCGACTTTGACACAGTCATACGGAAAAGCTTATTTTAGATGGGGTACAAGTAGCCCTGATAGTCGATGTTGGTTTGTTACTGAGCGTGAGATTGCTGAAGCAATAGCCACAATAAATATTACAGGTTTCACTTCAAGTACGCTCACAGCTGTTGCAAGCAATTACTCTTTGACAGAACCTATACAGGTGATGTTTACAACGGCTGGTAGTTTACCTGTATCATCACCACAGATAGCAATATTAACGTATTATTGGGCGCTTGGTGTAACTGCCGATACCTTCAAAGTGTACGCCTCAAAGGCTGATGCACTGGCCGATGAAAATGCTTATGCATTTACGAGTTCAGGTGCAACTTCAACAGTTCAAGCATGGCCTTTGTCTACGAAGTTTTACATTGAAGAATTGAGTTTCACAAGTTATGTGGATTGCGCCACCATTCACACAGGTTCAGCCGTATCTAGCATTTCAAGCCAAGCAAGATTCAACGGTCAAGATATCGTCATCAATGGTGATGGCTTCGGGTTTGAAGATTTAGTAACAAGCGGTACAATCGAATTAAAGGCGCATGGCAGTGCAGTAACAGCTTCTGAAATTCAGGCAGGGTTTCCTATCCAAGTTGAAATTCAAACTATGCCAGTCGCACCCAGTGGCACAAGTGGATACAAAACATCAGGGTTTATATTCGCAGAGCATGTGCGAGTAGCAGCTTTAACCTTTGCCGACACAATAGGCGGTAGTGTAAATGGGCAGCCAATAACAATGACAAACATGTCTCAGGTAATACCTGGCATACCTCCTACACCGATGACTGGCTCTATGCAAATCAGTGTGATGAAAGGATGGAGTGATTATCTATCACCTGCAATAACCATTACACATGCAGAGCCGTTTGATATCAAACTGACCGGAATATTTTATAAGATAGAGGTGTAACATGTTGCCAGCATTATTAGCTTTTCAAGCGGCAGGACTGGTATTAGATTACCGTTCTACTCGAAACAATCAGAAGTTAATCCAGCAAGGCCGAAGATTAGAAAATGCTGCTTTTGAAACTAATTTAGAAGCAGTTAGGCTTGAATCAAGTGAGGCTTCTTTAGCATCTATGCAAGAATTACGCCAAAATCTTGGTACTCAGATTGCACAACAAGCGGCACGAGGAAATGCTGCTGGGGCAGGCATGTCAATTACTATGCAAGCAGAATCTGTAGGTTCATTCAATAAAGACGAGAAAACAAGAAGAATGAATTTACTTGCTAAAGAATCCAGCTTAAGAGCTTCTAACATTCTTTCAGGTTTGCATACGTTACAATCCGAAACACAATTAGGCCAGGCTCTTACATCAAGGATTTTCAATACAATCCCAACCTCACAAATTTCCGATAAATTTGGAAAGACTGCATTTGGTAAAAAAATGGGATTTGGACTATCAGAGGGAGTTTCTTAATGGCTCAACAATCGATCGGCAGTGAAACACGTTCTCACGCTGGAAGTCGTCCTTTAGAGGAAATTCCTACTCTTCAACAGAAAGAAAAGTTGCAGGTTGAGCGGCCTGTACCGGGCTATGGAGCTGCTTTTTCTGCTCTGGCTTTAACCCCGGATGCAATTGGCCAATTTGGGGCAAGGCTCGCTCAAAGTTCAGCACAGGCCTCTGCAAAGAGTGCAGGAACAGAATCAGGACGTGATCCACATGGCGATATTCTTCCTCCTATAACTGACGTGGACAAGGTATATGGCGAAGCGTACAGTGCACAATCTCAAGCAACTTTAGGCCTGCAAGCTCAATCAATGATGAACAAAGGGCAAGAAGAATTAGACAAGGCATATAAATTATCACCCGGCATGATTTCTACATTTAATGAAAATATGAGTGAAGGCATGAAGGAGATACTTGATCTAGCTCCTTCAAGTATTAAAGCAAATCTGCAAAATCAATTTGAGAATCACCTTTTATCTACGGCACATAATTATAATGAAAAGTTGATTTCGCAGAATAAAGAACAGACTAAGGCTACAGCTGCCGCATATGGAGCAACGCAAGCAAAGACTATTTTTGATAGCCAGTTTACAGATAATCCAGAATCAGGTGAACAGATTTATCAGGATATGAAGTCAGTCAATGCAGCTAATCGAGCTGTTGGCATGATGTCTCCTGCACAAGAGACGGCTGCTAACAAAAAGAATGAGCTTCTTCTTCTTTCAGGACGATATGGCGCGGCTGCGCAAACTGCATTGAAGCAAGGGAAACTTCCTGAATTTTTGCATGACTTTAGTCAAAACAAAATACCTTCACCAAATAAAGGCGAAGGAAGTCTTGGTGAGTCAGATAAAGAGGCTTTGGGCAAACAAATACTATCTTTTGCAAGTCAACAAGAGGCATTTGAAAGTCGGGACCAGCAATTGCTTCAAGCTCAATCAAAGCTAGATGTTGCTCAAGGCACATTGTCTGATACTAGGTTGATTGAATATAAAGAGCAGATGACACCTACTAATTTTGCTAATTTCTATTCGTCACTTTTAAAAGCTAATAATAAAAGTACATCGGCTAAAAAGACCTCTGAGGCTCTTGATCACAGTTGGAGTAACATTGAAGACTGGGAAAGATTTTCATCAAGTGCTAAAGATAAAAAGTATTTTGAATTGCAAGATTTAGCAATTGCGAAGAACCCTGATATAACCCCCATGCAAGCAAAACTTGGTACAGCAATTGCTGCTGCCGGTTCAATTGCTGCATTTAACAAAGAATTAGATAATGGAATGAGTTCAGGTAATGCCCAGCAAATGCTTGAATATGGGAATGCGTACAGTGCTATGCACAATATTGATGCAACCAAAGTATCTGGTGTAAGTAGTGAAGCATTGGCTATTAATCATACATTCCATAATATGCTTGACCGTGGCGTACCGGCTGATATTGCTGCACAGCAATCACGAGAAGTTATTACCCAAAGAACGCCTGAGCAACGCAAGAATATTGATGAAAATTGGAAAGACTTCCATGGGAAGCGGCTTAGTACGTCGAGTCAAAGACAGCATTATGCAAACAGCTTAATGGATGGTTCAACTTCATATGGGTTGTTTGTTAAGAATATCCCTATGAAAGATGCAGTTAGAACTCAAATACTCCAAGCATTTGAAGAAAACTTTAGGCTGTCTGGTAATGCAGATGTTGCTAAAGAAATGACTAAGACGCAAGTTAGGGGCAGTTATGGAGATACAGAAATCAATGGGATAAAAGAATGGGTTTACATGCCTCCTGAAACGGTTGTTAAACTAGATTCAAAAGCAGTTCCCTTAATGCACGATGAAATGAAAGAGCAATTGGCTGCGCAGTTTGCTTATGGAAAAGATGCCTTTGATAAGGGTTTTGTTAGTACTTATTATGAGTTAGGAGAAAATGAACCCGGTAAACCACCTGTTGTTTATGAGGTTCATGCACATGGAGTAAAGTCTAAGTTCACAGTAAATATTGTTACAGCACCGGGACAATCATTATTTGGCGATCCGGCTAATCCATCATTATCAGCTTATGATATTACTTTGAAGAATGATAAAGGAGTAATGCAGGCATTCTTTAATACAGCCTTTGCGAATGGCGTACCGCCTTACTATCGGCCTAATATTAACGCTTTAAAAAAACGATACGAAGAAACTCAAAATTTGAATGGCAATCCTATTAGTTTTCATGACGCAGCACAGAAAGTTATGACACAGCATGAAAAAAACAAAAACGCAGCTGAAATGCGACAGCAGCCTATGATATTATTTTGAAGAATGATATAGGCGTTCATGGTGTCATTAAAAATATTGGAGAAACGTTCTAATGGCGATTAAAGATTTCGAGTATAAAACTCCTGAGGAACTAGCTACTCCTGATTTACCTTTAGAGGTTCAAGGAGCGACTACTTCAAATGCTATTGTTCCTAATCCACAATTCATACCACAAGAGCAGGCGATTGAAGAAGTAAACAAACCGGGATTTTTTAGTACAGCCTATCATTCTTGGAAGGAATATAACGAGTTTGCTGAAGCAGGCGCGTTTATTTCAAGAAAATTTGGTGAGGAAAATCCAGCGTTTGATGAAGATTCCGAAGGCTTCAATCCATACCATGAAGATAATTTATCTACAGTTGACCAGAAGTATTGGCCATATATATTGGATTCCAAAAGCCCTAAAGATATGGCCTTTAGAAAGAACTATGCTTACGAGCAAATGACTGAGGATAAAGAATACGAAAATGGATCGTTGCTTGGTAAAATTATTGGTGGTGTAGTAGGTGCTGTAACAAGTCCCACATCTTATATTCCTATGGCGGCTATGGTCAAATATGGAAAAGTTGGTGCTGGTATTATTCAAAATGCCGCAAGGATAACTCCTGGATTATTGGCTAGCAATATAGCACACAATGCGTTTGCCCAAGGCACTGATGCCAGCGGTAACATGAGTAAATTCGTGGAGAATAGTTTTCGCGATCAGATTTATGGCACTGCATTAATTGTTGGTGGCGGTGCTTTTCTTGGACCGGCTATGCGTGCACTTCAATTACAGAATGTAAAGCGCGTGTTTAATGAAACAGCAGATGGCGTACTATTTGAAATGGGTTTAGGTAGTAAAGGAGAGCATGCTGGTTTTGTTGCCACAAGCGCACCCGGATTTAATCTAAGTGCTGCCAAACTTGATGCCGCTCAAGATTTTGCAGATTCAACCTTTGCTAAATCTGGACTTTTTGCCATTCCTTATTCTGAAAAGGTTTTAGGAATTGTTAACCCTGTTGTGCGTATGCAGACAAGTCTCTTTGAAACAACTCGCTACTATGCGGATAGGATGGCTTCAAAGTCTTATCGTACAGAAGGATCGAACGCAGGAAAGGCACAATTGCCAACGGCTGAAGATATGCTTCAAATGACAAAGAACCAGCAAAAGCTTTTTGATATGCAATATAAACGTGCATTTTATGAAGCCAATGGTATTGACCAAGGATTGCAAGGCATACAAGCCATACAGCATTTGAGAAAAAGACTTGACAATGAAATGGTAATGGATTCGGATGAATTTGGAAAGCAAATAAGAAACGTTATTTATTCAGGCACTCAACATGCCAGTAGCCAAGTAAATGAACAAGCTGCTGTTATACGTAAATATGTGGATGGTATTTATAAGCGGTTTAACATTGCTCATAACCTTTCAGAAGACATTATCCCAGTTCGTACCGCGGTTGATTACCTCATGCGAAATTATAATATTGATGAAATGGTTGCACGTCCTGATGAATGGGATACTGCTGTTTCAGCTGGATTAAAAACACAAGATGCAGAAATTGAACGCCTTACCTCACCGCTTAATCGACTCGAACACGAAATAAAAATGATATCAGAGCTAAAATTAGAAGGGCTGTCTGACAGTGGGGAATTAGCAACGCAGTTAAAAAATGCGAGGCTTCAACTCAGAAATGCCAAACTAACTCTAGAAAATGAACTTTCAGATAATCCAGATTTAGCTATACTGCTCGAAGATCGCATTTACTTAAATAGCAAAGAAGCGGCTGATCTGACAAAACTGACAAGTCCCAGAGATATTGCATCTAAAGCAATGGATAAATCCAAAGATAAAATATCCGATCTAAAAAAGCAACTATCAGCCAAAAGAACACAGGCATTAAATGTTAAGGATGCTGATTTGCAGCAATTGCATGCTGGTAAAATGCAGGAGCTTGAATTAAAGGTAGCAGAACAAGAAGCTCGATTGAAAGAATATGAAGCGGAACATTTTGCTGAAGAGAACAAACTTCATGAAGCTGCATACACCGGGCAGATAAACAGAAAATTCTTTACTAAAAATTTAGAATCAGGCGAAATCAAATTTAGAGATCCAAATGAAGGTCCAAAGTTTAGAGACGTTTACAAAGATGATGATGCACGTATTGTAGCAGCTCAAGCATGGCATTCAACTATTCTCAATAATACACCGGAACAAATCAATAACCATGTTCTAGGAAGCATGATGCCTAGCACTTTTGCTAATCCAATTAAGAAACGTTCTATCATGCTGCCCGATACTTTATTTAATAATTCTAATTTCTTAGATAATGATTTACCGAAGAACATAGCAAATTATGCAAATCTATTGAACAAGAGAAGCATTTTAAAAGAAATGTTTCAAAGTGACCTTGGTGAAGATGGCCCATACTCTATTGGTCAACAGATGAAAGAGAATCATGATCGCTTAAAAGATGCGATTAACAAGAAAGATAGTACTGAAAAAGAAAAACAAAAAGCACGGAAGGTGCTTCAAGTTAAGTTTGATAATGCTCGTTCTGATATGCAAGCGATGCATCAGACCTTTCTTGGAACTCGAATGATGGATAAGCAAATGAAGAATCTATCAAACTTTTCAAGAGGTGTAAGGAATGTTGCGGTTGTCAAAATGCTTGGTGCTGTTCCAATAGCACAACTTACAGATATGTTTGCTAATATTTTAAAACATGGACCATGGGCTACTATGGTAGATGGTCTTATTCCTATGCTTCGCAGTGCAAATGGTATGATGAAAGGTGAACATGCAGCACTCTACAAAGAAAACGCCTCTCAACTTGGTTTGTCTTTAGAACATCTTATCGGTGGCTATGAAGCTAAATTATACAATGCAGATGCTACTAATTATGTTGCTTTAGGTGGAGCTGCTGGGACTGTTTTAAAAGGCACTGATAAATTAGCACAATTATCAGGCAACGTTTTTGGAACTAACTATATTGAGAACTTTAATCAGCGTCTTACTGCAAACATTGTTCAAGGTAAGATAATGCGTTCCATGTTTAAGTATAAAGAAGGAACTTTATCCAAGAATGAACTTGACCATCTGCTTTTATATGGACTTGACCCTAAAGTACATGCCGATTCATTTATTAAAAATTATACAGAAGCTGGTGGTCATCATAATGGAACAGGCGGTTATCAGAGCTTATATTATCAATGGGCAGATGATAGTGCTAATGTAGCTATGTCTCAGGCTATACATAGAGCTGTTAATGATACGATTATTCGCAAAGGCATGTTTGATACTCCTTGGACGTTTAGCAGTCCACTTGCATCCCTTGTAACTCAATTTATGGGATGGTCATTTGCTGCCTTTAATCGGTATACTGTTCCTACTATGCAACGGCTAGATGCCAATAAAATACTTGGCATTATGGCTCTGTTTGCAGCAGGAACTTGGATTGACCCTCTAAGAAGGTTATCAAGAGGTGAAGACTTGGACTATGGCGAAGAAAGCATGGAGAAATTCTTTTTTGCAGGATTTAATAATTCAGGGGTTGCTGGATATTTATTAGAAGGCACTCAAGCGTTAGACTCAATGTCTGGAGCTAATTTTCTTAAATCGATACAAAATGATAAATTTAAAGGCCGAGATAGTGGTTTAGCGGGGTTTGGTCCAGCAGGTAGTATAGCCAGTGATGCGCTTAAAGTTGTGAGCATGGTTGCTACTAATAACTGGAATGAAAATGATTTAAAAAGATTATTGAAGTTTATGCCGTTTTCGCAAGCTTGGTATTTAAGAGTTCTTACCGTTAAATTTGCTGAGAGCCGAAATTTACCTTTGAATCGTGAGGAAAACTAATGAGTACAGCAGTAACTATAAATGATGTTGCACCAAAAACCCAGTTTACAGCAACCAATTTGCAAACTGTTTTTTCTTGTAACTGGACGGCAAACGCCACCACAGATATTTTGGTTTATGCCAGAGCCACAGGCGTTGAAGCTAATGATCTTTTGCAGCTCATAAGTACAGTTGATTATTCAGTGACGTTTATTGGTGGAACAGAAACGGTTAGGGTTACTTTTGCTGTTGGTAGAACGACTGGTGATATTGTTACTGTTGTTCGGAATACACCCGCAGATAGAACTAACCTTTATGTAAATACAAATTTCACCCCTTCAATGCTAAATAATGACTTTGGAATTCAGACACTTGTTGCGCAACAAAATAAACTTTATGATGTCAATATAGCTCCTCGTTATCAAGTTTCTGCAACGATTGCCTTGCCACAGGATATTCCAAATTCACAAAAGACTGGCGATACTGTTCTTCCTATTCTTGTTGCTAATCAAATCTGGGCTAAGAACAATGCCAATGATGCCATTATAGCTTATGACGTTCCTGCAAGTGGTGGCGTGGCTCCAAAGCTTGCTAAATATCTAGTGCAGACCGCTGATGCAGAACTTCCCAATTCCCAAGCAATGGGAGCATTGGCAAGTGGTTTAGTAGTTAACACGACCACAACTGGGGTTCAATTAACCCGAGTCCTCACTGGCACAGCAAATCAAACTACAATTACAAACGGCAGTGGAATATCCGGGAACCCAACCGTTGCCATAGCCGCAAATCCAATTATTCCCGGAACAGAAGGCATTGCTTTACCCGCAGGAACAACCGCAGAAAGGTCAGTGGTGCCTATTAATGGCGAGTTTAGATATAATACTTCAACCACATTTATTGAATATTATAATGGCTCTGTATGGATTGGCCTAGGTGATGGCGGGGTTGTTGATTCTATAACCGGTACAGCAAATCAAATTAATGTAGATTTAACTAACATTGCTATACCAATTCTTTCCTTATCCTCAACATTGAATTTGCCGGGTACCTTTTCAATTCAAGGAACCACTGCGGTTTCTGCGATTATTAATGATTCAACATTGGCAACGGCTTCGGCTACTAATGTTTCAACAGCTGCTGCAATGAAGGCTTATATTGACGCCGTAGCAACAGGGCTAAACATTCAAGGCTCATGCGTTGCAGGGTCTACGACAGCCCTCACAGTGACTTATGATAACGGTGCGTCTGGTGTTGGGGCGACTCTAACAAATGCTGGTGTTCAAGCTGCAATTAGCTTGGATGGCGTATCGCCTACAGCCGGTCAAAGGGTTTTAATTAAGAACCAAGCCAGCACCTTTCAGAATGGCATCTACACGACAACCACGGTTGGTTCTGGCGCAACAAACTGGGTGCTTACAAGGGCAACAGATTTTGATACACCGGCAGAAATTCAGCCTGGCGATTTAGTTATTTTGACGGGCGGCACAACACAAGCAACTTCTTCTTGGATTCAGGCGGAAACTGTTGTAACCGTTGGTACTGATGCAATTACGTTTATACTGTTTACAGTAGGCTTTCCTGTTGGTGTGGCAAACGGTGGAACGGGTTTAACGTCTCTTGCAACTTTTCGATTGCTTGCCGGTGGCACTACAAGCACAGGCGCGATGCAGCAGGTTGTGGATGGTGTTGCCGGAACATTGCTTAGGTCTGCTGGTGCTGGTGCGCTGGCTACGTATACAACAACAACCTATCCAGCCACTAATGATCTTAATACCATAATGTTTGCGTCAACTGCTAACGTGCTTGGCGTTATTACACCAGCCAACAGTTCAATACTAATAACAAGCGCGGGGGGCGTGCCGTCTTGGCAAACAACCTTGCCCGCAGGGTTAACATATCCGGGATCTGGTGGCTTAAAATCTTTTCAAGTATTCACCTCAGGAGCCGCGCTAACTTACACGAAACCGGCTAACATTACTTCTATATTGGTTGAGGTTGTTGGCGGTGGAGGTGGTGGTGGTGGTGTTGCTGGGGCTGCTGCTTCACTTCAAATGGGTGGTGGAGGTGGTTCTGGTGGTTATACTAGGCTTTGGGTTCCATCCGCTGCGGCAACCTATACGTATACCGTAGGAGCTGCTGGGGCTGGGGGGGCTTCTGGTAATAACCCGGGAACCTCAGGCTCAACAACAACCTTTAGCGCATCATCTTTACAAGCAACCGGAGGTTCCGGTGGCACTGGTTCGGCTGCCGTGTCTAACGCAAGCGGAGCATCAAGAGCCGGTGGGGCTGGTGGTAGTGCCTCAAATGGTAACTTGAATAGTGCTGGCGGTGCTGGGCAGGCTTCGTTTTTCTTGTCAGGGATTGGTCATTCAGGTGGCGGTGGAAATTCAATATACGGTGGGGGAGGTATGTCAGCAACTGGTACTGGAGCAGGAGCTGCGGCATTGAATTATGGCTCTGGTGGTGCTGGAGCAGGATCAACAACAACCAATCTTGCTGGAGGTTCTGGCTCTGCTGGCTTAATCGTAGTCTGGGAATTTGCTTAAAAAGGAAACAATATGACATTCGAAGAAATTATGATAACAGCATACGCAGCCGAGTTTGCAAAAAATCAATTTGGTATGGCGGATGATGGTGAAGGGGTTTTTATATCGTTTTGGGTGGTTCCTAACGTTACGCAACCAACACATGCCAAAGTCATGGCACTAGATACGCCAGCCCTAGAGTTTAAGTTAGCCTATGACACGTTCTTGTCTGCCTATCTTGAGCAACTTAGAACTTTAATAGATGGCGTTGCTCGACAAAGAAATTACGACAATGCGATATCTTGCGTATCTTATGTAAGCAGTAGCGATTTGAAGTGGAAGCTTGAAGCTGAAACATTTAGCGCATGGCGTGATGCATTCTGGAATTATCTTTACACGCAGCAAGTTTTGATTTTAAATAAGACAAGGCCAATACCAAGCATCGAACAATTAAACGCAGAACTGCCGGTTATAAGCTGGCCTAACTAAGGGTAACAAAATGAATAAAGCAGATTTATTAGCAAGAATTGAGCAGATTAAAGCTGAAATGGATAATACTATTAAGCATCAAACAGCTTTAGTATCACACTTAAGTGAGTGCAGTTTTTGGCTTGCTAATTTTGAAAAGCTTGAAGCTGAAAATGCGGCAATATTACCCACCCAAGATGAGGTTGCAATTGAGATAAACGCCACTATTGAAGATAAAATAGCTTAAAACGTTGTTTTCTTTCTTTGCACAAGGTAAAACAGTTAAGTCCTGATCCGTTTTATTCCTCTTTTTTCGGGTTAGGTGTCTTAACCAATACTAAAAAGGAATTTAAAAATGAAAAGAAAAATACCAGCACTTCAATTCATTGTTATAATTGTAATACTTTTTATTGTTGGTGTCTCAGCCACTTACTTATCCGGGAAAAAAGACTCGCTAGTAGAACAGTTGGCAGAAGCTGCATTAAGAACACAGGGTATTAATTTAGATTTTAGCCCAGAGTATGACTAATGCCAGTAGTTAGACGCAAAAAACGACCAGCCGGTGTTCTAGTATCCAAGCGAACGAAGCAAACTATTGGGCCTGAAACTCGCGTGCAAATTATGCTCGTAGAATACATCAAACTAAAATACCCAAGAGAGAGCCAGTTTTTAATACGCATAGGGAATGAAGGACGCAGAAGCGCATTAGGCCATACTATAGCCGTGCAAAGTGGCCTCATGATTGGCGCATCTGATATATTCCTTGCATTCCCTCATCGCTCTTATCATGGCCTGTTCTTAGAGCTAAAACGCGAGAAGTGGAAGCTTACCGAATCTCAAAGAGAACACTTCGAACGGCAGGACGCTTTTATTAAACGGATGCAGTCCGTGGGTTATGCGGGTTACTTTGCAATTGGGTTTGATGAAGCTAGGAAGGTTATTGATGGGTATTTGAGTTAGTGTTATTAACAGAAAAACATGGAAACATTTCTAGATGTATTTAAAAGTGCCAACGATCAGCCCATATTCCCACCAGCTTAGAATGTTTAAAGCTGTTATGGAGAATAAGAATCTAATTTGTGTAATTCATCGCCGTTCAGGAAAGGATATAGGCTGCCTGCAAATCTGGGTTTTAAGGGGCTTAATGCGCGTAGGTACGCATGTTTACTTATTTCCTTTATACAGCCAAGCAAGGAGCGTAATCTGGAATGGCCTCGACTTTGACGGGAAACCTTTCATAGACAATATCCCTCCATCACTTATAGCAAAAAAGAACGAAGCCAGAATGGAAATTACACTTATTAATGGTTCACGTTTAATCCTGGCAGGTAGCAATAATATCGATAGCCTCATGGGTACGAATCCAGTAACAATTATCTATTCAGAGTTTGCCTTGCATCATCCAATGGCAAGGCCATATTTAACGCCCATCCTCTTGCAAAATGGTGGAATAGAAATAATCCAAAGTACGCCAAGAGGTATGAATCATCTTTATGAACTTTATCAATTAGTGAAAGATAATCCAAATTACCATGTGGAGCATTTGACAATAAAGCAAACATACAAGCATGATGGAACTCACATCTTCACCGAAAAGAACTTAGAGGACGCAAAGAAAATGGGTATGTCCGAGGAGATGATTCAACAAGAGCTGTATTGTAACTTTGAAATTGGAAACATTGGCGCGTACTTCACCAGAGAATTAGGAGATATGGAACGAGAAGGAAGAATACTTGACCTAACCCCTAATCCTAATCTACCTCTTCACACAGTCTGGGATTTAGGCGGTACAGACGCCACCGCAGGATGGCTATTCCAAACTGATGGGAATAATATTAACTTGCTTGGCTTAATACAACACTCAGGCTATGGATTAAAGTATTACCTCGAGCGCGCTGAAGAACTCAGAAATCTATGGAAATGCCAGTGGGGATACCATTTCGGGCCACATGATATAG